GAATCGATAAACAGCAGCTATTGCAACTAAGGAGGTTGCAGCGTAGTGGAAATGAAACAAGTTTCATCACGTAGCGAAGCCAAGAAGGCTAAGTCCCACTCTCCGAAAAAGTCGGAGGAACGCATGACAAGTGATGTGTCCGTTAAACATCCAGTCGTCGTTCGGCTCATGCACGCAGTTGATCGCGTGTGTGTGAGAGTCACAAAAGACAAAAGGTTCAAACAGATCATTCTGTCGTTGGCTTGTGCAACGGCAGTCTTATGGGATTACTGCATGCCTTCGGGAGGCAGTAAGACCGACAAAAATTCCCAAAGGGAGAGACAGAAATGGGAAGCCTGCTTCGTTGAAGCGGCCTGTTATCTGTCCACTCTGGGTCCTGGTAAAGATGAAGTGGCAGCGTATATAAAATGGTATACGGCACTTAACTACCAGAAGGGTGTGGGTGATGTCAGGAATGACACCAGTCCAAACCATCAGGAATTGCCTAAAGGTGATCTGATCAAGGACACAAGGAGGAACCTCTTTGTGGGAGTTATCCATAGAAAGATGAAGCAAATAGTGCAGAGAGCCAAAGCTCGATCACTCAAGTGCCTTTCTATTCTTTCGACGTTTTTACAGTCGAAGGATCTCTGGCCAGTCATGGAAGACTATACCAGAATGGAAACTGTTCGAGGTCATCGTAAAGGTTTGTCTAGCAACCCTGAACCTATCCCGCAAGATCTTGCAGACGAGATCGTGCGAACTGTGAACAAGTATGTTCCTGAGTTTCGACCCAATAATGGGCAGAATCTCAGCGATCACGCTTCGTTCGCGGGGAAGGTTAAGGAGGGAGGAGGCGGTCGCAAGTTGTTAAGCCGGTTGGAAAAACTTGGACTGCGGAAGCTAGGCTTACCGTCACGGGCGGATGAGGAGGGTTCGATTTTTGATTTTGTTCAGGCAGAGATTGCTTGGCAGAGAAGAGATCGTTTCCGGGAGGAAGGATGGAATCGGACACGCTACCCCGGTTCTGTCGACACCTCGTCCTTGTTTGCTAGTAGGAATACTGATGGAAAAACGCTAAGGATTTTCGCAACAGACTACTCTAACTACAGAGACGAGTTGTGGATGAACCTGCGAGCTGAGGCTCAACGAGAAACGATGCTTGGAAAAGAATCGAAACTTGTTAGAATCTCGCTCGTAGAGGAAGCTGGAAAATTCCGGCCGATAACGATGGGGAATGAACTTCTCTATTATCATCTGCAACCGCTTCAGAAACACCTGTTAGATTCGTGGAAGAAAACACCGTTTTCAACTATGAATGATGACTGGATGTCTCGAGTGGAGTCAATGCGAATTCCTAGTGGATGGATATGGAACTCTGGCGACTACAAAGCTGCTACGGACAATCTGAACGGAAACGCTTGCCGCTTAGCTGAATACACGATTCTAAAACGATCAGAACTGATGGGTCTTGCGACTCATTTGACTGACGCTATTATTGTGTACAAGCTTCAGGACCTGAATATGACGAAAGATGAAGTCATTCAGGCCTGCGCGGAAAACGGAGCCAACCTGGTGTACGTGGACGAATGCGTAGCTCACATCGAGCAGCGGAATGGCCAATTAATGGGCCATCCTCTGTCTTTTCCGATCTTGTGCTTGATCAATCTGGCAGCGCTTAAAACAGCGATTGCAAGAGGCAGGAGAGCAGGAATTCTCACCCGGTTTGACGAGGAAATAATCCTCGACAATACCGTAATTAATGGTGATGATATCCTTTTCCCTTGTCCCCCGGAATTCTGTAAAGTCTGGGAGATGACCACAGCCCAAGCGGGTCTTACCCTTAGCATTGGAAAATCCTATGCTTCGGAGTATTTCGCAGTCATTAACTCTCGGCAATTCGTCATGCAATCAGACGGAAAGCTGAAGAGAATTGAATATGCGAATTTCGGCCTGATCTTCAATTACAATCTGAAGAAGAGAGGAGCCGATAAGACACCGTGGGAGATCGGACATGCTTTCAACGAGATGTTCGAATATTGTCCGTTGGCGAAACCCTTTTTATCTGACGCGTTATGGCGCAGAGCGAAAGGCGTTCCGATCCAGAACTATATCCCGAACTTCTTCGTGCCCTGCCATTATGGTGGGTACGGAGTAGATCCGAAATATTGTTCTAAGGACTTTATTGACGTCTCGTTTAGGCAAAGACAGGTCGCTACTCTATTGCGGGAGGACGTGCTCAAATCGTTTACCTGGCAGAACAAGAAGACATATGATGCTTTCACAGCAGATATGATGGGGAAATTACCTCAACCTATCGTTGTTACAAGCGCCAAAATGCCTTCAAAGTGGGCCGGTGAAGGTGGACGAATTGATACGGAGCTATCACGCAAGCGGGTGGTCGACGCTGCTCAATCATACGGGAGCTGGGTAGGTTATTTCAACCAAACCAGATTTCCTCGTGGACTTTCCATAGAAAGCTCGCCTAAGTATCTTAGTCTGAAGCGCATCGGAAAATTCTTGCATAAACCAATGAAGGTTAGCAAAATATTCGATGGCCAGTACGAAGTACTTTATCCCCAGGATCTTCCAACTCCTGTGAGAAACGAGTTTGCCTATGACAGGCCCATGATACGCGATCTCAATGATTATGCACCGCTCAATATACGAATTGAGCGCAGAACTAATGGAAAGTTCGTGCTGGATAAGGAAATCCAAACAATCTTTGAGACTCGAGCAGGATGCTCGGGTGTCGCGTACGTATGAATCAGGCGAAAGTCCTGAAAATTCTTCCTGGTCCTAAGTAAGACTTTAAACTGCTTCGAAACCACCATCAATACAAGTGCTGGGGCCACCGTGCCATAGTTAGACTCCTAACCCGAGCGAGTAGCTTTGTATTGTGCTGACCAAGGTAGAGCGTACCTGGATTCATACACATGGAGAAATTATTTCCGTAAGGAAATTCCTCAACCAACTCGGTTGTGAGAAGGATGCATGTGGTTTCGTAGT